ATGAGGAAGAAGAAGATGAGGAAGATGAGGAAGAAGAAGATGAGGAAGAAGAAGATGAGGAAGAAGAAGATGAGGAAGAAGAAGATGAGGAAGATGAGGAAGAAGAAGATGAGGAAGATGAAAAGAAAACAGTTGACAATCTAGTTGTCAACCTAGTAGACAAAGAACCACTTGAATCAACAGAGTCTGTTATGCAAAAAGTTATAGATTTATTACATGAAAAGTTTAACAATAAAGCAGACTTAGAAATAATTTATCAGTATTTGTTGAAGCAACAACTATAATTACCAGTAATAGTTATTGGTATTGTGTATATATTTTTTTTTCTCTTATTATTGTAAGATATGCCTTGTAAAAAAACAAGAGGTAGGAAACGAACTAGAAAAAATAGATATAAAAGGTCTAGAAAGGTTTATAGAAAGAATGATAGAAAGAATGATAGAAAGAATGGTAAAAGAGGTGGTGGCTTAGTAGACAATAAAGAAACAACCCCACCAAATGGTGCCAATCGTAGTTTTCACACTAAGGTAGAAATCGCAGGTAAAGAATACGAAGTGGATTATGTCATTCCTTATACTATTAATTTGAAAAATCCTGATTCTAAAAGAGTCCCAGCATTTAGCGTAAAGTTGAACGGCAAGATTTTGAAAGCCAGTATGATTTTACACGAAAAATATGTAGACTATTTCGTAAGAGCAAATGGCACTTGGTATGCCATGATGCGTTTAGGAATCCTTACCATTAATAGCGGAGTATTCGCCGCTTATACAAATGTCTTGTTTTATAAATTCGCTACGGGTATTATAGACTTGGAATCCGGAACAAATCAAGTATTAATCACTCTAGATGACGGTTTGTATAAGGAGATTCCCAATACATCCTGGGGTATTTTCAAAGATTCGGATACGCATTTGATACAGTTAAATGAAGACCAGGTTGTGCCAATTACCGCTGAATCCTCGCCTGAAGAATTTACATTTTTACAACGGTATCGCAATGAACAGATTTGGAATTTTCTCTTTAAGATGGAGGTGCAACAGAAAGGTGTTGAACTAGGATTTGACTTGTTAGAAGGAATAGCTAATGCTTAGAAAATGCTTTATTTATTTTTTCTTTATATATAAATAAAAGGATGTTGCATAAGTATTTAGTCGAATTTTTAGGAACTTTGTTTCTTGTTTTCATTATTTTGGCAACTGGAAATTATTTAGCCATTGGTGCTGCTTTAGCCTTGGCTGTCTTAATTGGTGGCCCTATTTCGGGTGGAGCCTTTAACCCCGCTGTAGCTGTGGCATTGCTTGCCTCTAACAAGATTAGCACGGGTGATATTGTTCCTTATATCGTGGCCGAACTTGCCGGAGGTTTAGCTGCTTTTGAATTGGTCAAAATCACAATGCGTTGATAATTATTTCTTGAAAAAATAAATAATTATCTTTTCTTATAGTATATTATGCCTCGTAGAAGAATGACTAGAAGAATGAGTAGAAAACAGAGAGGAGGTGCATGTTGGAATCCACTTAGTATGACAGAATCTTGCGAACAAGCAAAAGCCCGTATAGAAGCAGCAAAACCACCTACATCAATGTATTCACGCATATTTGGTAGCACTCCTGTTGATGCCCCTGCCGCTCCTGTTGATGCCCCTGCCGCTCCTGTTGATGCCCCTGCCGCTGATGAGACCTCTTTTACTCCATCATTTTCAACAAGTGATGAACTAGCGCAAGATAGAGAAAGACGAATGAATGACGATACTCAAAATGCACCTGTTAGTGGCCAAAATGGCGGTCGCCGTCGCCGAAGAAGAATGATGGGTGGTGCTGTTACACCTTTTAATGGTTCCTATAGCAATTTAGGCAGTACTCTCCAGAGAGGAGGTAATGTTAAACCTTTTGATGGGTTCACCGGCGGTTTAGGCAGTAACCTTCAGCTAGGTGGAAGAAAGTCTAGAAAGTCTAGAAAATCAAGAAAGGGAAGAAAGTCTAGAAAATCAAGAAAGTCTAGAAAGTCTAAGAAGTAAAATAATGTGATAATTAGTTACTAGTAATCACATTATTTGCGTTTAATATACAATAAGTATAAGATGTATAATCCTAAAATGCACAAGGAAACGAAATAGGCTTGTGCTATAGGGTCTTCAGGCAACTGATTATTATTCGTGAATCCCTCTGTATATTGCTTATGGCTTCCTAAATCGCGAAGCTTTTGTCCTTGGATATCAGCCACAGTAACAAATTGCGTATCTCTTCCGTGGTTATTATTGTTATCAATCGTCTCCAAAGTTATCTGTTGGCAAGGAGGATTCGTGCCATTCATAAATGCACCAAACAGTCCAGCCGGATTCAATGTATTCAAGTTGCTAATCGTCCCAGGAATCAAACCTCTAAAATCGGAGAAGTTCTGTCCCATGCCAGCCGAAATAAAAGGGATATTTCCATCGGGAACATGGTCCACATAAATATATCTGGACGCTAATATATGTTTCCCATCGGCATCCTTATCAGGCGTGCTACATTTTCCCGAGGTTTGAAGAAAAAAACGGTTTCCTAAAGGTCCTCCAGTTCTAGAGGCATCGCTATCACCTGTCACCAGCAATTCTACATAATTTACCAAGCCATTGATATTTCTTCCTAAAGTTGGCAAATTTCCCTCTGATGACATATGCATCTCCTCTGGACTATTGATTTGCTTCCAATAATCATACCTTGGACCCAATACTTTTGCTTCTAGTCCTGATATATCTGTTAATGCTTGTTGAAATATGCTTGACATAACTATGTTATATTCTCACTATATTATTATTTTTTATCGTTTTTATAGATTCTATTTCTTATTGAGGTCCAGTTATTTTATCAATCACCTTTGCGTGTTTATCAGCCATTTTTTGCAACTGATTGTTCATCTCTGTTACATCATCTATATTTTCCTTTACAACCGTTTCTAAATAAGCGATGGCTTTTTCATGTGCTACAATCATCTCTTGATCAGAGATATGCGCAGTTGTGTCTAATGTGAGCTTGGGGTCAGGTCTAAAATACTGATGCAAAGCTACTAAATGCATCTTTTGGGTCAGACTAAGAATATCAGTTATATTTTGTGCCACTCTCTTTTGCAAGGATTGTATTCGGTTTCCTTGACTTTCAATGTCTTTTTCCTCATCACTTGTTGAGTAACTCGGCGTCTGTGATGCCAAGAAACCTTCTGTTTGCGATACTTTTGCCTGTATATCGCTAATAGAATCCGTATTCTTTTGGACCTGTGTCTCTAAATTAGAGATGCGGGTATCATGGTCTGTTATATCGCGATAAGCTGAATCAGTATTGTAGCTCTTTGCATCCATCGAAGAAGCGAGTAGACCTTCTCTCATAGGTAATAGGACTTGATATCCAATCAAACAAAGGAAAAATAGAATGAGTCCTGGCAACAAATATTTCATAAATATAAAGTATAGATATACTTTTATTTTCTATTTATAATACATACATATGTTTCCAGCAAATTATCCTCAAGGAATGGGCACTTACAATAATATGCCGAATACAGGAGGACTTCATTCATGGAAAGGTTCCGGTATATATAGCAATCCAGTAGCCATCACAGCCAAGCATATTCGTCCTTTAACAAACAAGGATTCCACGAACAATGCCCCTCAAAAGTTTGGTTTAGCCAGACCTTTAAAACACTATCGTCGAGGTTCCGTTGTGCCCCGCGCAGGCGAGACATCTAGGTCGGTTCATTCGGCCACTAGCGCTTCCCTAGTAGGCCAGCTTATAGACAGACCCGGTTCTTTCTCCGTGAAACAAAACTCTCCGGGAGAAGTGAATGAGAAGTTGGAAGCCACTGCTGATTGTGGCAAGTGTAACGGTTCAGCAATTGTTGCCGATTACTATCCTTCCACGAACTTGACAAATAATCCCCTGCCAGTCGTTCAAAATCTCGCTAATTGTTGCAATGAGCAAAAGAAGGCATTGCGTCGGGTTAGGCCTGCTAGCACAAACTTGGACAAGAACTATTTTCAAACTCTACAGCAATACAGGCAAAATAGATGCCAGACGTACGATCAGAAAATATTCAACTTTGCTAGTGCAGCAACAACAAAGGAAAATAATGAATATATAGCCAATTGTTACCCGAATGCTGGCCAGTCCGTTTTTGCACAAGACGAACTCGTTGAAAAAGCATTTGGTTATATGGTGGAGGCAAAGCTGGTTACGGCTCAAGAAGTTGACCGTTATTATCAGTCGGCGATTGACACTATATCCCAATTCGCAATTTTCATTACTACCATGAAAAATAGCGTTCAAGCAGCCGATTTGTTTAAGCGATTCATGACCAATCCTTATTATGGCATGTCTTTGACTGGACCCGCTAATGTGAAAGGATGCAAGGTGGTCATTTACAAACCAAGTAACCATCAGTTTGCTGTGCAAGGTGGCGTCTCCAGCAGTGCCAGAAATTTGAAGCTGTCTGTGCAAACTATTCAAACCAATTTAGCTACCAATAAGAAAATGAAATATGACCAGATTTATCAAAACAAATCAAAAGCTACTACCACAACAAAAGAAAATTGTTGTGAAATCAATCCTACACAGAAACTATCTAATCGTTTGTATCGAGTTCCTACTTTCAAAGACAGTCATCTATTGTAACAATATATAAAATATAATATAATATAATATAACTAGTTAAATTTCTAACAAAACATCGACATCGATATCGACATCGATATCGATATCTTCTGCACCTCCGGTGTCCTCTTCCTCTACTAGTTCCAGCACTGGCTCTTCAGCAGGTAGAAAAATATTCACTTTTTCCAAACATTTGTTATAAGGAATCTTATATTTATCGCACCATTGAATACATTTCTGTATGTGAAATTTCTTCAATGTCTCCAACTTCTCATCTATGTTTTTGTTCTTAATAATACCAATTAACTGGTCCATAACATACAATTGTTGATGTCCAACCATGATATTCGCCTCTTCAATCTTATTGACGAAGTAAAGTGGTAGTGAATAAGGAAGAATACTATGAATTGACCTGCGTTCATTATTCATTTCTGCGGTTTTCAAAAGAACATTTCTCAAATCATGTAGCAATTGCATATTTGGAACACAATCCATATTTTTACAAATAATATATCGCTCCGATTTGAAAATATTGGACACATTCGGTTTAATAATATAGACTTTATCGAACATTCCTGTGACGATATATAGGCAATCCAAAATAGGCTTATGATATAACTCATGAACCCTAATAATGGTTGAACCATTCATTGCTTGAAAGGTCAAGATATTACAGACGATTGTCACCATTTTTTCAATATAGGAGTCCACATTGTTTGCATCTATTTCAAAATAGAGAAGGTCAATATTGTTTCTTTTTTCGATAAACAAGCTAGTATCACAATCAGACATGTGAATATCCTGATATTCCTCTCGCAACATATGAAGACATTCCATAATGGATTCTGTATGCGTTTCTTTCCCAAAATGAAGGGTCTTCATTGATTTATGCTGATAGGAATCAAGGAGACGAAATGTATTGAGAATTTCCATAAAAATATAGAATAAATTGGAGGCTGGTTTCAGCTTACTGACCGAATATTTTGAATCGGGGACTTTCATAAAGACGAACTCATAAGGGTTCAAAATGGAGGTAATATATTTAATAGTATATTCTTTGTTAATAAGGACATTGAATGCTTCATCTTTTTCTCTCTCTTGTTCCTTCTCATAAATGTTGATTTGAATCTGCTTTTCCGTTTCTTCTATATAATAGTGTAAGCTCTGGGATATAATAGGCGCACATGGGCGTTCATTATAGTCAATAGACGACTGAATAGGTCTTTTCTTTTTTGGTAATATATAATAACTCATTTATTAGGAGAATTCTCTATTATATTATTTACTAGTATTTAACTTGTTTTCCTTGAATGGATATATAAATTATTATTATTATTAGATAGATCTCAATTGACTTTTCATTGAGAGAAAAAGTAATTAGAAAACAGTGACAACTTTTGCCAAGTTTTTAGGGAAATCAGGATTATGTCCTTTTTCCAGCGCTATATAATAACTTAGTAACTGAATATGTGTATTTGCCAGAATTCCGCCAAATGTATGATTGGTTTCTATTGTTATTTCTGAAGAGGCTTCCATACTTATTCTTATAACATTGGCTTCTCTCGCAAGAACCTCTTGATAAGCTGATTGATTCTTTGCCATATATTCATCGTCAATATCAAAAATAATAATAGGTAGCTGAGGAATAATTAATGCAAATGTTCCGTGTTTTAACGCTGATGAGCTATAGCCTTCGGAGTGAATATAAGCTACTTCTTTCATTTTCAAGGCTCCTTCCATAGCAATCGCCTGCGTTTTGCCTTTTCCCAGTAAAAAAACGCTTTGTGCTGACTTTAATTTGGTCGCCAATGTTTTAATCTTCTCTATATTCGTTTCGCATAAGGTAGCGCTTAATTGAAAAGACAGTTTGCGCAAATCCGAAATAATCATCTTTCTTTTTTCTATATGTGTTCCACGATTTTGAGAGAACCAAACTGCTACCATGGATAATACAATACACTGATTCGTAAAAGATTTGGTAGATGCTACCGATACTTCTCTCCCAGCATTCAAATAAATACCGCAGTCTGTTTCTCTCGCAATAAGAGAATCAATAACATTCACTATGCCGATAGAAACTATATCATAATCTCTAGCTAGTTGAATACAATGATGCAGGTCTTTGGTCTCCCCCGATTGCGATAATAATATTACGGCTGATTTTCCTTTTTTAGGAATATCTTTTACTTGAAATTCTGCGCCGTCATAAATGGCGATTGTATCAAATATATCTAGTCTTTTAAACAAGTCCATTGCCCATAGTCCAGCGTGATAGGATGTCCCACAACCTAACATAAGTAGATGATTTACATCTAATAATCTTTGCTTACAGTTGTCTAATCCGCCTAATTTTACAGTAACATTGCTCTCTATTCTACCGCCATTATTAGTAGCCCGTATAATAGCGTTAGGTTGTTCCATAATCTCTTTTATTAGCCAATGCTCGTAATTTATAGGTGATAATTCTACAATATCATTGGGTTTTTCTTTTATTGAATAACGGTGAATATTTTTATTATAGGTAATCACTCTATCGGTCTTTGTTATTTCAATTAAGTCATGATTGTCTATCTCTATATAAGTTTTACAATGGTTTCCAAATGCGATATGCTCTGATGCAATAATAATAAATTCGTCGTCCATACCGATTAATAATGGGGAGCCATTTCTAGTCGTCCATATTTTATTTGGATAGTCTCTATGAATAATAACGAGAGCCCATGTGCCGCATAATTCTTCTACAGTATGTTGAATGGCTAATTCCATCGTTTCAGCCATATCTAAATACTTTCCAATGAGCACAGAAATCACTTCGGTATCTGTTTGAGATGTGAATGAATATCCTTCTTGTAATAGTCTCGTTTTAATTTCACTATAGTTTTCAATAATGCCATTGTGGACTAAAGATATGCGATGTTTATTATCGTGATGTGGGTGAGCATTCATATCAGTTTTTCCGCCATGAGTGGCCCATCTAGTATGTCCAATGGCCACGGTTTTATCGGTATCAGTATCGGTCTTTGTAGTATGAAGCTTTTCTTCTAATAGAAACAAGGCATCATTTGTATTCGTTGATGCAAATTTAATGGTTTCGATACTATTATTATTTGTAATAGTGGAAATGCCAACAGAATCATAACCGCGATTTTGCAATAATTTTAGGCCTGATAAAATAAAGTCTTTGTAATTTTCGTTTCCTAAATAGCCTACAATTCCACACATTGTATAATAGTAAATATATTTTTATATTTATATGTTACCGTATAAAATAGTATAATCATATAATAAGAATGGCGGAATTGATTAGTATAAATATAATTGGTCAAAGTAATAACGGCACCAACTATGGGCCTATTATGATTTCACCTGATTTAACGCTTGGAATGTTACAATTAGTTATAAGAAAACATTTGTTAAAAATTGGTCAAATAAAGAAAATCAATTTAATAAAAGAAACCGATTTAATAAAAGTAATAACAGTAATAAAATATTATGATCCAGAAACAAATAAATCTGAAGAGAGATCAGAAATATTAACGAATTCTTTGCAACCTATTAGAGACTATGGTATTAGAAATAATTCACGGATTTATTTTGTAATTTATATGACGCCATCTGAATTAACTCCACCTCATATATTTTCAAGATTAATAGAATTAATAGAAAATTATGAGGAATATAGAGAGGTCGATGTTATTAATGAGTTTAAAACAATTTTATCAGAGATAATCGGGGAAGGTGACCGATTAGGAGAAATAATGGAAAGAAGAGAGCATGAAGAAAGGGGAGACCGAGGAAAAATAATAAAAATAGTAGAAAAAAGAGTTAAATCATTGTATGCATTTATAGTTGAAAAAGGGAGACATAAATTATTAGAAATACTATTACAACATAATCCTTTTCAAACAAATCGCAGTTCTATAGATACCCCTATTTTTTACCCAGATAACCCAGAATATACTAAACATACACCATTTTTTTTGGCACTGCATAACAGTGATTTTAATTGTGTAGAATTATTATTAAGGGCAGGGTGTGATATAAGTAAAGAACCAGCAAAAACTATTTCATTAGCTGTTTTAAAATGTATAACTCAATACGATGATGATTCTTTAAAATTATTAATATTTTACCATAATTCTATGAAGATATTAGATTCTGGTGTATATGAATATGCTTTAAATGAATTAGATGATAGCGACGGAAATGCACCTATCCATAAAGTTGTATTACCAGGTTATCAAGATACGCTAACACTAGCACAAGTAGAGGAATTAGAACAACAAGGACAAGAATATCGTGGAAGTCATGATTATAAAATGATATATTCATTATTATCTAGTGGTAAAATAGAGTTAGATAAACTAAATAGACAGGGATATTCAGCTCTTGTATTAGCAATTGCTTCAGGTAACCAAACGCGCGTTAAAATATTACTAGAAGCAGGTGCCTCTGCTAGTGCATCATTAAGAAATTCTAAAATTTCTCTTCATATTGCTGAGTCGTTAATACACTGCGGAGCAAATATAGATGAAATAGATAGTGATGGATATTCAGCTCTTGTGTTAGCAATGCGGTCCCATGACCGAACCAGAATTGAAACATTATTACTTGCAGGTGCCTCACCTAGTGCATCATTAAGAAACTCACAATTGTCGCCTGATATCATTCAGATGTTAATACAATATGGAGCAAATATAAATGAAATAGATAGTGATGGTGAAACAGCTCTTTCTTTAGCATTGCATGACCCAGCACGAGTGGAACTATTAGTAAATGCCGGGGCAAATGTGAATATTGACCAAGGATATAATATTACACCACTTATGATAGCATGTAGACGTGATACAGCTTCTATCGATAGCATGAGATTTTTATTAAATCGTGGGGCATATATATACTACTTAAATGACCAAGGTCACCTAATTTTTTTTATAGATGATGATGGTGAAACCGCATTATTTCAAACATTTAATGTAGATAAGATTCACTTATTATTACAGTATATTCCTCCTCAATATCATTCAAATTATCTAAACTATAGAAATACAGATGATAAAACAGCTTATCAAGTGGCACAAGATGCTGGTGAACATAAGGTATGCGAATATTTAGCTTCAATTGGCGCCACTTATGGTGGAAAAAAGGGGAAGAAGAACACTAGAAAAGGTAAGGGTCGTAAAAAAAGAAGGAAAACAAAGGGTAAACGGTAAAAAGGTAAAAAGTAATAGATTTATTAATCTCATAATTAATAATTAATTAGAATGAAAAGTTAAATAATTTATTAAATTGGACAAAAATTTGGGGAAAAAATGTATCCATTTTTTGGATTTTTTGGATACATTTTTTTCCCCAAAAATCCTAAAAATCCCATAACTATTTATGCCGACATAATTCAGTTAGAAAGTCACTATAATATATTATAGTTTTGCACGATAATATTAATAATGGATACAAATGGATACAAATGGATACAAATGGATACAAAAAAATCCCATAAATATCCAAAACGTGTCCGTTGCTACATATATCGTAACAAAATTAAAACATAGACCAATGTAATAACAGCATATATGTAGCAAGGTCGGCACCCTGGGCCGCAGGCCCGGATTTCATCTCTTTAAGTTAAAAAGTCAATATATTCTTTTTATTAACAAAAGTAAAAACTCATAAAGTTTTTTAGAAAAGTCATTTTGGACATTTATAAATGTCCATTTTCATATTCCTGAAAGACTTTTGTCCGAAAAAACTTTTACAAAATCGATTGAGAGCATATTGCTCACATTTAAAAAAATTGTTAAAATTTTTGTGATTGTATTTTTTTATATTTTTATAAAAAAAAGGTTTAGGTATAATTTTCTTCTGAAAATATATCAACAGAATGTCTGAAAAAACTCTGAAAAGTCTGAATGTTTTTGAGTGTAAAACTTGCTCCTACATAACCCGTAACAAATATGATTTATCAAAACATTTATTGACAGCAAAACATTCAAAAAATTTAAAAATCAACATTTTATCAACAAAATCAACAGAAAACTCTGAATTTTATGAATACGTCTGCTTATGTGGTAGAGAATATAAAGAACGTTCTGGATTATGGCGTCATAAGAAGATTTGTCCTTTAATAAAAGAATCTTTAAAAAATAAGGCAACTCCGGAAATTACCGGTGACATTGTATTAGAGCTTATAAATCAAAATAAAGAATTCAAAAATATGATATTTGATTTATGTAAAAATTCTAATATGCAAATAACGAATAATAATAATGTTACAAACACAACGAATAACAATAAATTCAACCTGAATATTTTCTTAAATGAGACATGCAAAGATGCTATGAATATCATGGATTTTGCTAATTCCTTAGAAATTGGATTAAAAGAATTAGAAGATGTAGGAACACTCGGATATGCATCTGGAATCGGGAATATCATTATTCGAGGGCTAAAAGATTTAGATGTTCATAAACGACCAATTCATTGTAGTGATTTGAAGAGAGAAAGTATGCACGTAAAGGACCAAAATGCATGGGTCCTCGATAAAGATAAAACTTTATTAGAAACAGCTATTAAACGAGTAGCCAGAAAAAATATTTTAAAAGTTCAAGATTGGAAAGTAGCAAATCCTGAATATAGTGAATTAAATTCAAAAACTATGGACAAATATGGGAAAATATTAATAGAAGCTACTGGATCTTTTGAAGCAGAAGAAAAGGAAAAGGATTTGAATAAAATCATTAGAATTATTGCGAAAGAAGTTGTTATTGAAAAATGATTCAGAGTTTCTCAACCATTTTCAACAGAATACTCTGAAAAGTCTGAAAAGTCTGAATTATATTATTGTATATATTACATTACTAGACAATCAATGTAATATATTTTATTCGTTTAAAAATTTACGAGAGCATGTTTTAGAAATCAACCATTATCAACAGAATACTCTAAAAATATAGTAGAAAAAATTGAAACACTTTATCTCTCTTATAAGAGTGATAAAAGACCTTATAACAATGATTCCTATATCAAACCTTATACCCGTAATAGTGAAGAACCGTGGAACTGGTGCCGGCGGTGCAAATACGAATAAAACAGGATTAGCTTTTGAAAAAGTGGCATCCATTATGGTAGAAGACTTAGAGGAAAGAGGTATAACAGGATTCCTTAATGTGAGCGGAGCGAAACTACATAAGATGATGAAGGAATTTCTCCAAAAAAATATGATTCCTGCACCTGGATGTAAAAAGCCAGATGAGGCCTTCTTAAATGTGGAGACAAAACGCATTTTCATCATAGAAAAAAAGATGCAAACTGGTGGAGGTTCTGTTGAGGAAAAGATTCAAACAGGAGCATTCAAACAGCATCATTATTCAACCTTGTATCCTGGTTATAGAGTTCAATATATGTATTGCTTGGCAAACTGGTTTAAAAAAGAAGAACATAAATCGGCGATTGAATATTTAAAGCAGAACAATGTACCAGTATTTTGGGGCGAAGACTCTAACTATAAGGATACCGTATTAGAATTTATGCTTTCCAGTTTGTAATAATAACTTCTTTAGCTTTTGCATCTGGTGATTTAGAATTGATAGAGCGCTTACATAAGATAGAAGAAATAGTATAATCTTCTTTGTCAAAATATTCTCTAATGAGTGAAACATCGGCATTACTTAGCATACATTTTTTATTTTCCTTCGTCAACTCTTCTATTCTTGAAAAGAGCGAAGTATGTTTGTCCAAGGGGAATCCTTTTTCAGTATACCCAACAAACGAGGTAGCATTTTCGGGAGCATATGGCGGGTCTAAATAAATAAAATCTCCCTCTTGAATATTCTCGGTTGATAATGCCATTAAACAATCACAAGTAGTAAAGACCACCGGTTGAATCAATTCAGATACGCTCTTTATATGGTCATAATTTATAATCTCAGGGGAATCGTAATTGCCATAAGGGACATTGAATCCATTAGGCCCAACCCTAAAGACACCGCGGAAGCAAGTTTTATTCAAGAAGATAAATAAGGCTGACCCTAACAGACTTTGTTTTTCCTCGGCAGTCAACCTATTATACCGAACACGCGTCCAATAATAATAATTCTCTTTGCAAATCATTGCTTCTTCAAGCGATGCAGCTGCCCGGTTCAAAACTCCCTGCCTAGGAACTTTAGCAAACTCTTCAATAAGGACCTGTAATTCATTGTAAAGCGCTATATAATCACTTTGAATATGTTTGTATACATAGATAAGAGGCTCGTTCAAATCGCAGGCATAAATGCCCCCTTTTACAACAATCGCACCTTCTTTAACCTGTTGTAACAAGGCGAGCAACACGCTTCCTCCGCCAAGAAACACCTCATGATAATTATTCATCTCTCTTGGAAAGAGAGCAAAGAGCTTGTCTAGAATCTGAGTTTTCCCACCAACCCATTTCAAAATGGGCTTTATCGCATTTATTTTTGTGCAAGCATTCTTCTGCTTTCTATGACTTGTATAGCTAGTCTTGGTAGTAAATTCCTTTTGACATGTTTGACATATATAAGATGTCTGTATTTGTGACATGGTTTAATAAAAATATAGTAGATATAAACATAATCAATTTTTATATCTATTTCATTTATTCTTTGAAAATAATTTTACTAGGCATTCCTTTTAGTTTTCTTGGCTTTTTCTTAATCACTGATTCTGCTTCTTTTTCTACTATCTCCTTCTCTTGTTGTTCCGATGGGTTTACTACGATGGGAACGGGTTCCCCTTCACCAAGTTCTTCAATAGGTGCTTCTTTCTCTAAAGCGGATTGCACACCTTCTTCTTTTTCCTCCTCTTTTCCTGCTTCTTCTTTCTCTTCCTCATCAGCAAAATCACCTTGTAACATTAAAACCCGACTCAGTTTTTTAGCACGAGGTTTCACTTCAGCCTTAGGCAAGGTAACCTTTTTCCTAGAAGATGATGAAAACACTGGTGTTTTCTTAGGCACCACTGGTCTTTTCGGTTTATCCATATCTTCAGCCATAAGTTCATTAGCAATCTTCTCAGCATTCACATTGCTAATCTTCTTATAAACAAAGTAGCGATTCAAGAAGGAAATTTTCTTTTCATAAGAAGTCATATTAGCAGCATCTTTATAATCGTTTTTCTTAAACGCGAACTGCTTCACTTCTGCTAACATAGCTTGAAATAATTCGCTGAATAGACCAGTTCCTCCAGGGAGCCCCATATTCTTAGCCTCTTCGCGACCGATTAATTTGAATCCATAATTCTCCATCATGCGCTCTAAATAGTCAAAATTGACCAAGTATTCGGGAAACATCTTATTAATCGATTCCTGATATACATTAATTTGACAGCCCAAACTGCTACTATCGTCTTCTAAAATAGAGAGCCCTTCGTATTCTTTTTGGACCTCCCAGATTTTGGTCGAACCATCATATAGATACTCTGATTCACCCCGTTCTTTGTTCTTTAACATATTGAAGATGAGCTTGCCATCATAAGACGCTCCTATAAAATAACCGCCTAACTTAGTGCACTCAGATATGTTACGCATAAACCCGTGAAAGGTTTGCTGATCTTCGAAGAAATAGTGAAGCGCAAATTGACAAGATGAGATTTGAAATCCGTCTTCACCCTTGCCGTATTGTCTAGCCACTGCTGGACCCAATGCTTCTGTCTCTTTAGAGCCTTGTCCAAATACAGAGCGCGTTATTGCTTTTGCCTTGTCATTCAACATGGCCATTCCAGTGCGAATATTATTAGCGCTTGTTCCGTGAACAAAGAGGGCATGTGGCATCGACTTGAATTTCTTGTGGTAATTCAAGAATCGTGCACAAGCACCATCGAGGCGATTCTCCAAGTTATCTTTACTTATGTCAATACCGAAGACGAAGGATAAATTGCTGGCAATCCATTTGGGAAAATCGCCACCTTTTCCACAAGCATAATCAATTAAGGTGTCGCCTTTTCTAGAGACACCTAAAATCAACTTATTCTTGACATACAAGTTATGAAAATCACGAAGCGAGCGAGTCTTGGATTCATTGCGTTCGCCAGGTTGCGTATTATAGTAGACATCGTCATTGTCTTCAGTGTCCATGATATCAGGAATATTCTTGCCCGTGCTAATCATTTCCATAGTGACCGGATAATGAATGGAATGCCAGTTACTATTGGCTACATGATATGCGTTGCCGAAATTGCGTCCGCCTTGCTTTAATTGAGTGGTCTTATCGTAACGAACTCGCAAGGGTGTCCATCTCCACCCGCGCTCCTTAGTAATATCATAACTGAATTCAACAATAGTTTCATCGAGAAATGCCTCGTTTTCACTAGTGAACATTTGATTAATGCCAGTATCATCGCGTTTCAACATAATATTGCAAATACCTGCCATAGGGTCATATGGATCCGTTGGATAGAATTGCACAGGTCTATAATTATTTTTGCTGCGCCCCTCCGTGTCCTTATCCATAGTAGGCCATTTGTCATCTAATAACTGCTGCATTGGATTGATATATCCGTGTTCTCGCTCGTCAAAACCACAACGGAGTATAATAGTTTTGTATTCATTCACCTGCGATAAGTCACCGGCATTTAGTCCATCAGTAAATACGGGTGTGGTCAAGTCGCCACCAGTGTCATTCTTCTTCGTAGTTACTAGAAAGTCAACTGTATTAAACTCGACTGGCTTCCATTTGAAAGAATGAGTCCATGTCACCTTCGTATTTGGACTAGGTTTCCCTATAGAAGTGGTGCCAACCCCCATATTGGCAGGCGTGAAGATAAGACCATCCGTATTGTATTCAAAGAGCCCATTTTGCTGCTTTCCTAGAATATAACTGCAATCTTCAAAAATGTTTCCGGAAACAGTGTCCTTAGGATAAAAGGTTTTGCTTTCAATGCGAATAGGGGAAATTAACTCTTCGGGGACAACAGATTTCGATCGTAGAACTTTAATAACATTCTTTAGCAAGGGTAGCCGATATTTAGATAACTTTTCGCCCATTGTAATAGGGATGAAACCATAACTGCGAACATCATTTCCTTCTACAAAATAGATGTCAAATGCGGCGTATAGGTTAATGAAAGCGCCTTCCTTATTATGCTTGATGATTTCTCCATCTAGAAGGACACGACCTAGTCCTTCGTTATTTGTTCTCGCTCCAGTGAAGATAACTTTCATATTTGTATTGATTAAGTAGATTTTACCAGAAGCGGATATGAACATGAGGTGTCGTTCACCATCGGCTTTGTCTGTCACAGTAAAATATTTGCGGATATTCGGTTTACGAGAATTCTCTGAAATGGGAACGATGTTCTCGATTTGCAGAGTGTAGGAAGAGGGACCAATAAAGGTGGGATATCGCATTTCGCGACTGCGTTCTTCTTTTCCTTCCCTTCCTTCTTTTCCCTCCCTTCTTTCCCTTCCTTCCCTTCCTTCCCTTCCTTCCCTTCCGTCTTTCTGCTCTTTTTCCACTGCTTCATTAATCATGGCTTGGTATTCTTGTAATACAGCGGTTTGCTCCGTATAAGCACAAGGATAGTTAGTTTCTTGCAGACCCATAAGGACAAACTTAATCACCTTCTTTAACTTTTCCAGGACGACGCTTACTCCATTAAACGGTTCCACCCCGATTAGCTTATTATCTACCTCCAATTCAATCTCATAGAATTCTTGATTTTCAAAAACATGGGCATCTTCGGTAGTATATGTAGATAAGAATTGCCGATTTTCTCCTAGGGAAGAGCTTTTCACAATACTAATATCGACTTTAACGGGATACTCGCTGTGAATAAATGTCACACGATTGATATAACGGAATGTCTTCTTCGTACTCTGCCATTTGTTCAACATGTCGGACACAATAGGGTTTCTAAAATCCATCTTGGTTTCAGTTTGATAAGATACTCTAAAGTTAAAATTGTCGAAATTAACAGGATAAATTTGTTTATCATCGACATAAATATTCGACTTTTTAACAAACTGCACAGGGCTAGTATGAGCGCCGTATTTCGTCGTATTATGATAGATTTCTTGAAGATTGTTGCCGTTTTTACAGTAATCTTGGATGGCCTGATAACCGTTAATTTCGGCGCGAATATTGGAAGGCCTAAACTCGCCCGTGTTTGAGTCAATGATTTGAGATGTCATACGCATCATATACTGACCTTGTTGATTTTCACATGTGAACCCGAGCGAACGCAATTTGACAATGACATTGTCGTAATCCACCTTTGTCAATGGTTTAATACCGCGTGTTCCAAAACGCACTTCCAATTCTTGTTCGGTAAATCGTTTTCTTTTATCGGACTTTGCTAAATCTTCCATATAGAGTTTTACCATTTTTTCTAGTGCCACCTGAGGGTTTTCATCTGGCATACGCCTAGATGGACCCCTTACACGGTTCCTATCTTCTTTTTTTGACATAAATATATATACTAGTGCTATATATTTATATTCTTAATCAATTTTTATTTATTCTTCTAGATGGATAAGAATGTTATAAATAATACTATAAATAATAGTATAAAATAATCCTTATAAGAATACTATGTCAACTAGAATACCATTAGAGGTGATCGATTCTATTTTAGAATATAACAATACCAAGTTGACCTTCAATAAAAAGACAAACTTGTATCATCTACGATTTATAAATTATGATGGCTATAAGCCAGTCAGCGATATATATAGACAAATTATTAAACGCGGGACCTCAAAAATGGTAAAAAATGCGAATGTTAGACCAGACAATACATGGAATTATACGATTTGGCATGAGTTTTCACTGCCAGAAAAATGGTCTACAAGGGAATATACACTGACTTATACAGAAGCCAACAAAGTTGATGATTTTTTTTATATTATGTATGCAAACCATAAGGCATATTATTCAATGAGAATCACTTATAATGAAGACAAAACAGTGGATAAGGTAGAGACTATAAAACATACCTAAGTTTCCTATCGTCGCTTCACAGTGCGTCTCTTTTTATTCTGTTTGGATTTTCTTCTTTTACCACCACGACCACCGCATTTCCATGGAACTGCAAATATTAAGAAAAATAATATTAATGCTATAGCAAATCCGTTTTGATCACAGCAATCAATTTTTGGTATCTCAGCAAATTTTGTTTGCAACGCAGTACATGTTTCGTTTAATTGAGCAAATCGGGCAGGTTGACTTGCGAATTGTCGTTGAAATATTTCACAATTAGTAGCAAAATTAGGGTCTGTAGGTAAAGCAGTTAAAACACTCATTGCGTGTGTAAATAATTCTTCTAATTCTGAATTTTCGATTTCTCCTCCATTATTCAAAGCCATTTTATACATTATAACAATATTATTATTTTTCTATAATATTCCTTAAAGTAGCAACATTAAGTGCATTTTTTATATAATAATAAAAATATTATATAAAACCCGTTTCATTAGTAACTTATCGTCGCTTCACAGTGCGTCTCTTTTTATTCTGTTTGGATTTTCTTCTTTTACCACCATGACCACGACCACGACGCACGGGATTACCACTACAACTCATAAACGCAAGTATACATAATATTGTGCACATGATAATAATTCCTTGAGAATTAGGCGATGAGTCATTTGTGGATGGACCAATTATTACTTTTAATTCTGCTATCTTTTCACAAATTTCAGTTACTTTGGCAATAGTTGCTTCAGCAATAGCAGGATATTGTTCTCTAATTTGTTCCATAAACCTATCAGTTGTAGATGGTTCACACGTTAAATTTGGAAAACCATTATAATTGCCATATGTTCTCAATATAGATGATAATTGATTTAATGTCATTGAATCTGCCATTTTTTTATACATTATAACAATATTATTATTTAGAATGTATAAAAACCTTTCTAAAGTTCCATCAGAATCATTTCATATAAATCTTTCTTTCCTAGTTTTTTCGTCTTATCTACAGTTATTCCAAGTTGTTTACACAGTTCTAACAATTCATCCACTTTGAAATTACTAATAGCTTTAATAGGCTTGTCCACACTTTCCCAAGTGAATAGCTCACCTCGATAATACGCAATCTTTTCCTCAGTAACATCCAGTTCATATTGAAATGAAATAGGGCTCAACATATGAACAACATGTATTGTAGGACCATTCTTATCATCTACTAAGTGAAAGCATTTCCGTCGATGAATGAACAATACATTGATTTCAGAAATAATACAAAGAGCGATGAAGGTCTTCATACCAATTCGCTCACGATTCGCTAGTTCATCTTCAACATGTTCTTTCAAATTCTTAATCTTCTTCGTCTTTAACAAATCCTTTTTTGCCCTTATCAACTCAATAAGAGCAAATTTTTCAGTCTTCTCATTGGAGTAAGAGGTGTTTCCAGGATATTCATACTTAGAGAATCCATTCTTTATCGCGTAAAAAATCCAGAACAAAGTATCTTTTTGCGAAGGAATAAAAAAAGAGGGCTTTACAACAATAGGTTCATTATTAATAACCACTTGTTCTTCTTTCTTCTCTTCTTTCTTATCCTCTTTCTTCACCTTCTCTTCATTAATAAAATTCTTTTTCAAAAACATATAGGGTTCTAAATCATTATGCATTAGTAGATTTTCCCATTATATCTTTATTATCTTTTGTAAAGTATATATTCTTAAACTCCTCCTTTTGTTTCTCCATCTCAGTCAAGTTCAACTCTTGTGCGCTCACATAATTAATATACATTTTCAACTCCTCAATAATATCACTAGATAATTCAGTCAAGTTAATATGAATCCCATACTTATTCTCATTAATAGAGACATGCTTTCTTTTGCTTAAGATACGTGCTACTTCAATTTGATTAAACTTTGGCATAGATTCTATCTTTTCACGAATTGCATTTAATTCAAAGGTCGTAATAGTTACAGATTCGGGTTCGGAGTCTTGTTCTAGCTCAATCATTCTATAAAATATAACCAAGTATTATATCTATATCTATTTTTCTAAAATCTTATTTTCTCCTCTTTAAGGACCAAATTCAATGCGAGGCTTAGGCTTAAATTCTTCCTTAGGTTCCACCAATTCAGCAATAATAGATACATATTTGTCATTCAATTCGAACCGTTGTCCAATGACCCTGATAACCACTTTATCCTCCTCCTTCACAGTGGAAAAGTACTCGCTTTTATAATTATGGTCTCTTGTAATGAAAACAATAATAGGCGATGGAGTTTCTATAGCGCTTTCAGCGCGAATACCAGCCTTGGTAATATTCTTTGCTACACATTGTATCAACATACCTTCCACAGGACAACATGCTTGGCATTCGAAAACGACATCAATTTGAATATTCAAACCTTTGACAAGGCCACTGGAATAGGTAATAATCTTACAAGAACCTGGCTGAATGAATCCCTCAACAATGCATTTTGCCTCAAAATTGGCGGAAATATATTTCTCAATAGTCTCTTGAATATTTGAGCCAATCAATGTGATTGGCAAGGAGATATTACGCGAGATGAGGGTTCTAGAATAAATACTATCATACTTCTTGTATTTCTTCTTCAGGTCCATTGTTACTATTAGTTTAGAAAGAAATGTTTAATTGGTTTTCAATTTTATATTATATTCTACACAGGAATAATAATATTCTTATATATAATATGGCCGAAGCACTGCAAATAGGTTTAGGTGTTGGCATACCAGCTGCAATAATTATTGGAACACTTTCTTATTTATCTATACCTAGACATCAACAACAAAAAGGACCACATGAAAATATAATAGGAACGGATGAAAGAGGCAATAGAAATAGTGCTGATATACGAAATGTTATTAATCCTTTTTCTGGTGGGAAAAGAAGGAAATCTAGAAAAAATAAAAAATAAACGATTAATATAAATATAATATGTCAACAATTCCAGCTATTATTGCTATAAGTGTAGTAGGTGGAATTACAGTATTTTTAGGAGGAGGATACCTGTATAATAAAATGACAGGACAAGGTATGAGTAATCGTAATAGTGACCCTGGTATACAATTAGATGTTTTTTCGAATAAAACCCCAGATCATAATCCTGACCATGTTCAAGTAGGTGGAATAAAATCAAAGAAACAAAGAAAACCAGAAAAAAAACGAAGAAAACAATCTAGAAAAAATAAAAAATAAGTAACTAATATAAGGATGTCAACAGCACTTATTGTTGGATTAAGTATTGGATTAGGAATTCCAACATTACTATTATTAAGACGCGCAGTAAAATCAAATGGAAGAAGAGAGTCTACTTTTGAATCACACGTTAAAAATAACCCAGGCGTATTTGAAGATAGTCTTTTACAGAGAGATTCATCCTTAGGAGAACATGTTAAAAATAACTCTTGGATATTTAATAATAGTAAAAGCTCCTCATCTGAAAATTCAAGACTTATAGGAGGGAAAAAAACTAGAAAATCTAGAAAAAAATAAAAATTATTATATTTTTTTATAAATATATAATAAAATGGACAATGCTACCGTTATAGCAATTATAGTAGGCTCTTTAGTGGTAATAGGAGGAGTAATGACAAGCGGGGGAGGATTGTCTAGAGAACGCCTACCTATAATTAAACAAGGTGAAGGTCAAGGACAAGGACAATCAGGTGGACGAAAAACAAAAAAATCAAGGAGGCGCTAATCTCTAAAAAGATATAGGTCTCTTTTAAAATTTATATAATAAAGCGGTTTCAAAGTCTAAGAACCAGATTTTATCATTCTTTCTTATTTTTTGATAATATCTTAGTAACAATTCTTCAATAGCACACATCTCAGGTTGAACCATTCCCTTCGTATTTTCCTTAGTAAGAATCTCCTCACCAAAAATCTCATTAATAGTGCTAATTCGCTTTGCTTTTTGAGCTTCATCGCATCTAGCACCCGTATTTCTTCTAGCTAAAGTATCTTTTACTTTGAAGACTAAATACCTGTTTTTGTTATCATAACCAATAAAGCCAACCAATTTATTATAAGAACTATTTTGAATCGTCATCTTTTTAATCAACTCTTCAGAAATATCGCGAATGTCTTCAGGTTCAGCATCTATCCATCGCTTACCTTTAAATATCATGACTTTTCTCTCTGTTCCAGAATACAATATAATACCCATAATACGCTTTGTCACAAGCAGTTTTTTCTCCAAACAGGCTTTAACACGATACTCAAAAGAGTCCTCTTCATAATCCTCTTTATTAAAAATATAATCTAATACTTCCACCTTTTCATTAAATAGCAACATATCAATAATATGGTCCACGAGTAGTTGCTCTAATTCTTCAAAAGGCACATCAAATTGTGACACCAGCTTTCCAATAGCCGTTCCACAATGTTTGTAAAAATCTTCGTTTCCTCTGGGAATAGGTTGCTTACTACGAACAATCTCCATTGTCACATTAAACTTCTCACTAATAGTCTCCATAATTTTACTAGTAGGAACTGCTTCTCTCTTCTCTCCTAGAACTTCACGGAATACAACGGGAGGCCTCTTTTTAACAAAATTCTCCCTTGCTAATTTAAGTTGTAGAGAACCGTGCTTATAATCAACGGGAACAGAGCGGTCAAAGATGGTAATCGTTTCAT